ATAACCGATTCACGCTTATTATAAGATAATTCCACGGTATCGGCATGCGGGATGCGGATCGGATCGGTTGTGAATTCATCAAGTTGGAACGTCAGGTCGATGTCGGTACGGACATTTACCGTTGCCGGAAATACAGTCCTGTTTTTCTGCACGTTCGAAGGTGCGCCCGCATTGGGTATATGCACAATCTTTCCCATGTTCACAAACTCATCGGCGTTGTAGGCTTTGGAAAGGAAGGAGTTATCGGCAAAAAGCCCCTCCACGATGGCGTTCATCCAGATTTCTCTCTGGATAGCCATGTTCATCTGTCCTGCCCCAGCGCCGCCTAATAGACTGATCACAGCCCCGCCGCCCAAAACGCCTGCCAGAGGAAGCCCCGCCGCCAGAGAGACAGCCGAAGCTCCTACGATGTTAAATACTAATGTGCATATCAGCACCATTACATGTTTTAGTTTCATTGCTTTGAAAAAATTAGTTTATTAATGATTATTCTTTAATTCTCTTTTAACCTCTATTTAAAGCCTGATTAAACGGTGGGTTCTACACCAAACTTTTCTTTATACTTATCCTTGTAAGCATCCGGATATTTGTCCTTCAGGGTGACGAGCTTTCCGGACTTGTCCAGTTCATCCCAAGGCTTTGCGAGCAAGTCGGCGAGTTCGGTTTTGTTTTCTTCTTCCTTACCTGCGATCTGTCCGTAGACCGATTGGCGTTTAGGAATGCTGTTCAGGTAGGCTGTTGCTCCGTCGGGATTGGAATCGTACAGGCTCACAAGGTGATCTTTACCTCCTGCATTGATGCGCCCGTCTTTTGCCGCCTGTTCCACATCGGCGATGAATTTGGCTTTTTTGCCTTCTTTATCGTCAAGCTCCATTTTGCTCAGCTCCTCTTGCAGAGCTTCTTTTTCTTTAGTCAAATCCTCTTTGTCTTTAACTAATGCTTCGTTACTGTCCTTCAGGGCTACGATCGCAGCCACAACAGCCTTTTCGTCGGCTTTGTCGGACAAATTCAATAACTTCAATAATTCCTCGTTCATTTTACTTGTTTGTTTATATGGATTAATAAAATCGGAAAGTTTTACTTCGTCGTTAAGATCTATCTCTACATCTTCCTTGTCGTACAACCGGAGCGCATTGTGATTGCCGCCTATAGCCGTGATGGATGCTTCCCTGAGACGGGATGTTACGGCAGTAGGAAGCGTTTGTCCTTCTATTTGATGCACTTCATCAGACGACCATACCGGCTCGCGCAACCCTACGGAACTCATTTTGATAATATCCCTCTCTACTTTACCGATGATCCTTTGTGTTTCAATGTCTGGATCATCATGATCGAAATTTGCATCTGCTAAAAGTTTCCCGTTTTCTTTCCGGATATTCGACCACGTCCCGATGGGGAGTTTATAATCGGCATGCTCATAAAACATAACCGGATTACGTTCAAACTGCGTAGTGTCAACACCGTCCACCAACACGCGGAATCCGTAAGTGGTCACACTGCCGTCCAAAAGGACGAATGTCTTGGGTTTTCTATCTTTTGCTTGTTTTGCCATTTTACTTTTTTCTGGCAAAGTAAAACCCTAAAAATGGTGGTTGCAAGAATTATTACAACGCTTGTAATGAATGTATTAACGCTTGTAATAATCTTTTTTTTGATGGCTTATTTCCGGTAGTTTCGCACAAAAAAAGTAATGGCAAAGAAGCTGACGGCGGAACAGGCAAAAAAGCTCGCATACGGTATGTTTGTTAATGAAGACAAGACATTCGTTGAGATATCGGAAGTAGTTGGATTTACTCCCGTATCGATCGGTAATTGGGCGCGGGACGGTAAATGGAAAGATCTGAAAGGACTTCTAAAAACAACGAGTGATAACCAGTTAAGGAATTTCGTCACACAACTTAATGAATTAAACATTAATATCTCCAAGCGTGATGAAGGCTTCCGCTTCCCAAATTCCAAAGAGGCAGATATACAGATCAAACTCTCCAAGGCAATACTTATGTTCCGGGGAGAAGCCGATATCGCGGACATGCTTACTTATAACAGGATGTTCTTGCAATTCTTGCGTGCAAACCACAGCGAGAAGCTAAAGGAGTATGCCTTGCTTTTTGACGAATTTATCAAAGGAAGGTTATAATGGCAAAAGAACTCTCGGCAAAAGAAAAAAAAGCTCTCGAGGAATGGGATAAGCTCGTAAAGGATATCCTCGCGGAGACCGTCGTTGAAGACTTGACTTATTCCGAAATACAGAAAAAACGGAAAGAGTTGGAGGCTAAGCCTATCGAATGGATTTATTACTTCTTTCCCAAAGCTGCCAAGTACAAGTTCGCCAAATTCCACATCCGGGCTATCAAACGCGTCATCGCAAACGATGACTGGTACGAAGTGCTGTCATGGTCGCGGGAGCTTGCCAAGTCCACCACCGTCTGCTTTATTGTATTGTACCTTGTCTTGACAGGCAAGCTTAAAAATATCATTCTGGCATCCGCCACACAGGATTCAGCCGAACGGCTTCTCCGTCCTTACCGCGCACACCTTGAGAACAACCACCGTATCAAACAGTTCTATGGAGATCAGAAGGGAACCCTCTGGCAATCTACCGAGTTTGTAACCAAGAAAGGGGTTTCTTTTATCGGTGTCGGCTATGGGAATGCTCCCCGTGGATCAAAGAATGACGATGTCCGCCCGGACTGCCTCTTGATTGACGATTTCGACACGGACTCGGATTGCCTGAATGAAGATATCATTAAAAAGAAATGGAACTGGTTCGAGCAAGCCCTGTATTTTACTCGGTCGATGTCGGAACCATTGCGAACCATCTGGTGCGGCAACATTATCGCAAAAGACTGCTGCATAACAAGGGCGGGAGAAAAAGCACGGGAGCTTTCTAAAAGAGACAAACCTCTGGGCAATTGGGATATTATCAATCTTAGGATGGTCAATATAAACCGTCCCGATCCGCAGAACGATTTCCTGTACGGAACGTCGGTCTGGATAGAAAAAAACAGCGAGGAACGCATCGATATCGTTCAGGCTCAGGTTTCCTCTTCGTCCGTTCAAAAAGAATGCTATAACAATCCTGTTTCGGAAGGAGATACATTCAAGGAGGTAACATGGGGACAGATACCGCCACTGAGGGTGTTTCCTTTCCTTGTGTGCTATTCCGACCCGGCACCGAGCAATAATACCAAATCGAGGGCAAACTCCTTTAAGTCGTCTTTCCTGTTGGGTATTCTGGGCGGCAAGCTCTATGTCATTACCGGATACCTCGATCGTGTTACAAATGCCGAGTTTGTCGAATGGTACTACTATATAGATCAGTACGTGAACGATCGCAACCAAGTCTACAACTTTATAGAAAACAACAAGCTGCAAAACCCTTTCTACGAGCAGGTGTTTATCCCGCTTTTCGCTCAGGCTCGTGAGAAGCACAACAAGATAATAAATATATCTCCTGACGAACGTAAGAAACCGGACAAGTTTGCACGTATAGAAGGAAACCTCGAACCCTTGAACAAGCAGGGCAACCTCATCTTGAACGAAGCGGAGAAAGGCAATCCCCACATGCAGCGGCTCGAAGAGCAGTTCCTGATGGTAAACCCACGGCTTTCGGCACCTGCTGATGGCGTGGACTGTGTAGAAGGAGGCTTCTTTGTCGCAAATCAGAAATTAAGTGCCTTGGCTCCGGGATCGATGTCGTTCGGCACGAAAAGTAATAACTCCAAAAAATTTTAATATATGACAGGCAAATTAAAACACAGCATCAAAAAATTCTTTGTCCGGTGGTACATCCGTTTCAAGGGACGGGAGTATCTGTTGGATAAAGCCATTAAGAAAGCAGATAGGCTTTCAAAAGAAAATAACGGACGACGATACCGTGTCTTTTTCTTCGGCTACAAGTACCGGGTATGGGACAGGTTGGAAATAAAAAGGCAGAAACGGATCGGCTTGCTTAAAAAAGACCGTAAGGTCGGCGAGGATTTCGATAAGATATGTTTTTACGACACTCAAAATCCCAGATGATATGTTTCTAAGTAACTCCGAAATGAAAACCCACCTTTACGCAGAGAATATCAGTGTCATACAGAGGGACGACGATACGATACTGACGGCTGCCATACAGGGAGCGATAGTGGAGGCAAAGGGATACCTGAAAGCCTACGANCTCGACAAGGTCTTCTCTATGTCGGGAGAAGAGCGCAATCCGCTCCTTCTCATATTCGTAAAAGACATCGCGACTTGGCATTTCCTTGTTCTGTGCAATGCAGGGCATGAACTAAAACTCAGGCAAGACCGCTACGATCGCGCTATCGCATGGCTCAGAGGTGTACAAAAAGGAGATATTGACCCGGATCTTCCGGTAAAGGATAATGAGAACGGTCAGGGTACCGGTATTATAAAATTTGGCAGCAACCCTAAAAGAGGACAACATTTTTAATTATGGCAAAGAATAAAACAACGGCAAAAAAGCCCAAGCAGGGAGAGCCCGTCTTAACACAGATCATTATCAAGCAGCCACAGCGTTCCACTTCGGATGTGGCTACGTGGCGCAATGCCTTGAGGAGTGCCGATGGCGGAAGGGTTAAATCTTTGTATGACCTCTACGATGACCTCCTTATCGACACGACACTTTTCCGGGCATGGAATAAGCGGATAGAAGCCATTACCAACGCGGAGCTTGTTTTCCAGATGGAAGACAACGAACCCAACGACGAAGTGGATACGCTGATGAAGTCTCTCAGTTGGGAGAATGTCTTAACCGGGATAATGAATTTCAAAGGCTACGGTCGCGGTGGTGTGGAGTGTGATTTTTCGGACGGCTTCAGGGCGGACATCATACCTCCCAAGCACATCAATCTCTCCACCCATTCCATCCTGATCAATGATTCGGATGAGAAGGGGATCGATTATTTGAGCGACCCCAATCTTATTGTGGTCGGAGACTTGCGGGATTTCGGTCTGTTCCTCCGGACGGCTCCTTATGCAATATGGAAGCGGGGAGGATTTGGAGATTATGCACAATGGCTCGAAATATTCGGGATGCCGCAACGCATCGGCAAATATTCAAGCT